CGGCTCCACAGCACCCACGGCTGCGGGCGAGGGACCACGCGCATGAACCGCCCAAAAGCATCTGCGCCGTCAGACACAGCAGCCAGCTCGACCAGCCAAGCGTTTGGCTCACCCTCATTGACAGACTCCCCATTCCAATGCACTTCCCGCGCCAGCATGAAGGCGTCCGGCGCCGAGTAGATAATTCCGCCGGACAGGTGCCAGCCGAGCAGCTCCTCGAAGGGTTCTGCGCTGTGCTCGTCGTGCCATGCTTTTGCGCGTTGCCATGGGGTCATCGGAAAATAATGACATTAACTACGTCAGAATCTACGCCGGCGCCGGCTGCGGTTATGACCTCTATCCGAAAACATGTTTCGGTGTTGGTAAATGTCGCGGTGCTTTCCACCCGAGTTATGGCGGCGGTGGACACGCAGCTCGCCGCATAATTTGCATCGGGCATTGCTACGGAAAAGTTCACCGCATACAGACCGGCAGAACCCAAATACGTCACGCTGCTGACATTGCCCGCGCCCTTAATCAGTCGCCGCAGCAGGCTCACGGTCCCACCCGAGCTGGTGCCGCTGGCCGCCGTGGTCACATGGAACGTATTCGCGTCATCCACCTGCGTCACCGTGTAGGTGCCGTCCACTGCCGCAGTCGGCGAGCCGCCGGTAAAGTCCAGCCGCACCACATTGCCCACAATCAGTCCGTGCGCCGTGGCGGCGATCGTCACATCGGTGCCAGTGCGCGTGTAGGTTCCGGCCAAGTTGTCCGCGACCGTCCCGTCGAAATTCACCCAAGCCCTGCACGCATAAATCGGCGGGGCGTTGTCCGCGTTGATCGCCTTCTTGATCTCGCCATCGTTGGCCGACAGCGAGAGCTTGTCGTTGGTCACGCTGTCATCCGGCAGCGTCACAGTCTTGGTGCTCAAGTCCAGCGTGGCGGCGAGCTTGGCGGCGGTCACGCCGGAGTCCTTGACGCGGAATTTGTTACCGCTCACCTCCAGCGTGGAGTTGTCGGTGTCGTCGGCGGTCGTGAACGTGACGGTGGCGTTATCGACAAGCTGGTGCATGTCGGCCGGTTCGACGGTTTCGCCGGTGCTGAAGGTTTTGCCTTTGCTGAGTGATGCCATAATTTTTAAGCTGCGTTGCGGGTTTCGGTCGGCGGCAGCGACGGGCCAGCGGCCTCGATGCTGACGTTGCGGATCTCCGGCCGGTTGGCCGTGGTGACAAATTCAAGTTCGGCGTAGTGCGCCTTCTGCCGAATGGGCTGCTTCAGTGTGTAGTCCTCTGCCAAGCCGGACGTGTTGGTCTGCCCTGGCACCAGCGTAATTTCGCTGTCTGGGTTAATCATGTTGGCCTTGACCGTAATGCCCGCCGTATCCGGCAGGACGACATCCGCCAGCGAGCGGACAAAGCGTTTGGTCGTCATGCTTCCCATGCCGTAGCGCCGCGTGCGGATGCGGCCCTCGACCGGCGCGATCACATCGGCCTCGATGTCCGGCGCCTGATCTCCCTCCTCCAGCTCGTCCAGCAGCATGAGCTTGCCGGCGCGGTTGCTGATCAGGATGCGGCGGCGGTTGGCGATCTCGCTAACCAAGAAGTTCTGCACACCGAACCCGTAGATGTCCTGGCTCTCCCACTGCTCGTTGAGCTGGTTGTAGATAAAGACCCCGTCATTGTTCTTGGTCGCGTCGGCCAGCGGGACGGCGAGGTAGTAGCGGTTGTCGAAGTAAAGCGCCACGCTGTTGTGGATGAGGCTGGCATTGAGGTCTTCAAGCTGGTTGGCAATGGGGTCGCTGAGAGGCTTGGTCTCGCCCCGCAGCTTCAAGTCGAGGCGGCTGTCCAGCCGGTAAACCCCGGCGTCCGAGAGGAAGTAAATGAACTGCCCCGCCGTGGCGATAGACCGGCGGGCGCTGCACCCAATCTCGTCGGTCAGCAGCTCCAGCTTGGTCACGGGCGTGTTGATCTCCACGGCGCTGCCATCGGTCGAGGCGAACTGATTGACCTGCGCCAGCCAGATTGACTTCCGGCAAAAGACGAGGAAGTTGTTCTCCACCCACGGATGCACCGCCACGATCTTGTCGTTGCCGCCCACACCCACGCGAAAAGATTGCCAGAATGGATCAAACACATCCGGGTCGAGGATGTCTGAGAGCATCACGTTCTGCTTGCCGTCCGGCACGATCAGCCGGTTGTTGATGTAAGATGCCCACGGCGCCGACCGCATGCGGCGGTAGGTGATGCCCACGTCGGGAATGCCAGCCGTGGTGCGCACGAAGCCCGTGGCCGGGTCGCCGTCCCAGTAGAGCGGCGGCTTGACCCGGCGCACCTTGATGTTGGCCGAGGCGTCCGGCGCCGTGCCGGTCGGGACGGCGATGGTAAAGCTATCAGTGGCGACCGTGGCGATGTTGTATTCGTGCCCGTCAAACGCCGCTGAGGCCGCCGAACCCTCGATCCGCACGCGACTGTCGGCGGTGTAGCCATGGCCGGTCACATTGACGGTGGCCACGGCGCCGAGCACCGTGATGCCCGAAGCATTGGTATACTTCTGCTCCCACCCTGGCTGCGAAGTGTCAGCCTCCCGCAGCAGGTAAAGCCGGTCAAACGCCTGCACCATGCTCACGCTGTCGGTCGGCTCAATCGTCTCGTCCGTTCCGCCGGACGGGTAGGACAGCGTGGCGGGCAAGAGGCTGACGATCAGCTCCTCATCGCTCTCAGTAATCAGGTTATCGGTGCCATCCACGGCCAGCACGCCGCTGGCCCAGGCCGCCGAGAATTGCAGGCTGCCGTCCGTCAGGTAGGTGAATGCCTTGTCGGGGCCGGCCAAGACCACGACCTCCATGCTGTTGACCTCGTCCGGCGAGCGCATCACCGCCGAGGCAAAGATGCCGCCGGTGTAGCTGCTTTTGATGACCGGCCCCGGATCAGTGAGGACAAAAGGAATTGTGAACGGCACCTCGCCGGGGCTGATGTCGTCGGCCAGCCGCTTGGCGCCCCGGCGCGTCACGGCCACGCCGCGATCCAATCGCATGTTCTCCGAGAGCTGGAGCATGCCGGCCGGCAACGCCACGGGGTTCAGCCGTGAAGCGTAGCCGATAAACCCGGCGTCTCCGTCTCGTAGAATTGGCGATTCGAGGGCCATGGGCAATTAGGTGGCGATCAGTCCGAGGGTGCGCAGCTTGCCGAGAAGATCGTTGAGCTGGGTAATGACGGTGGCGGCGTCGGTCGCATTGGCCACGGCCGCCGGCTGCACCACCGGGGTGGCATTCCAGAAGCCCAGCTTCTGCGTGGCGCCGGTGCCGATCTTGCTGCCGGTCGTGGTGCCGAGAACGATGTTGGCGGCGTCCGCCAGCGACTTGTTGTCGGTCAGCTCCCAGGCGGCGGCGGCCACGTTGGTCGCGGTGATCTTCTTGGTCACGCCGCCATCCGAAATGACAAACTCGTCTGCGGCATCCGGTGTCGCAGCGAGTGCGGTTAGTTGTGCGATTGTCTTGGCCATAGTGTTTTAGGATTTGCTGGTGAGAACGTAAGAAAGGGTCTTGGCGTTGTTCCGCTTCATCTCGGACTCAACGAGCGTGATGAACGCCGGCCATTGGGCGGGCGGCAGGACGGAACATCCTTCACTGCCTGGCCCTCTGGTGACGTGGCCGCCGCGATGCACGTTGATGCCAAACCAGCCGGTCTCTTCCTTGTCGTCGCGGACAACGGTGACCGGAGCTGCTTGGACCAAAGCGCGGTAAGGGTTGCCGCGCCGAATGCCATGAAGTCCGAGTTTGTATTTCCAGACTCCTGGCTTGAGGACGGCATAGGGCTTGTTGATCTTGGGGTTTTTCCCGTAGCGGTCGGGATCGACCGAGGCATTGAAGGTGGCATGCACATCGCCGCCGCTGCTGATGAGGATGAGGGCATCGTCGTAGATGCCGCGCGAGTTGCCGGGTCTTTTGTCGAGCTTGCTGTAGTAGCCGCGCACGCCGACCAGCACGACAGGATCGCTGACCTTGTGCTGCCGCAACAGCTCCGAGGTCGCTTCCTTCTTTTGCTTTGGGCGTGCGGCAGGGATCATTAGCGTGTAGCGAGTTCAGCCGCAGCGGCCTCCACCGTCACGGGTCCGACATAGCCGTCCACCTTGAGATGCTGTCCACGGCCGTGCGTGTTGAGGAGTTGCTGAATCTGCGCGCCGTAGTCCTTGAGGATGTTCGCCGGCAGCTTCGTCACGATGATGTCGATGATGCCCCAGATGATTCCCGCAACGACCGCCTCGTTCAGACCCAAGGCGCGGACATCGAGACCGCTCTTAGTGGCGAGGTAGGTGAGGGCAGCGGCAGCAGCGGCCGTGACCAGCTTTTGCAGGATCGGCCCGCCGCGACTAAGCAGCAGGCGGACGAGTTGTTTTTCGAGGAACGCTTTCATTCGGGTTTTCTCCATTCTTTGAAGTCGCTGATCAGCTCGCCCACGTTCGGCACATAGGTGACCATGATCTTGATTGAGCCCCAGTCGCCCGGCTCCGCGCTGCTCGTCTTGACCGGCGGCAACGGAAGCGTCACGCAGCCACCAAGCACAAGTGCGGCGGCCAGCGCGAAGGCGAACTGGGGACGACACGCCATTACAGTCGGGCGTTGTTGTCCTTGGCCTGCACCAAACCCCAGCCGCTAAGAACGGCGGCGACAATCAAGCCGATGTCCGGCAGGGCGTCCGTGGTGAGGTATTCTTTGGCTCCGGTCGCAATGGCAATGAGTATTGTCAAGATGCCGGTCGTCGTT